TATAGATGCCTAAAACCCGTCCACCATTTGTTCTTATTCTACTAAATGTAGGGATTTCCTACCTTGGACACTAGATATAGCGGGTATGTATTATGGAACATTTTGGTAAATCAGCCGTAGTGGAAATGGGAATAAAGACCGACCCACCATCCCTAGTGGGTATCGCGTTCGACTAGGCACATTATCTTGTGTGACTTGACAGCCTATTTTTGGCGCTATCTCCTACGCGCGGTTCCTCCCCCCGAAGATTCTCCAAGCGTCGAAGATCATCAGTTGATCTCTGGTCTTGATACCTCCTGCGACGATAAGCCTCTTCCTCGCTGACGAGCCGAGAAGAAGGGCGGTAGTTGTTGAAGGGCGACAAAAAAATGGGGAAATGGGATTAAATTCATGGCCATAGAATTATGGGATCACCAGAAAGCGGCGCTAGACGCCCTGCGGTTATCGGTGCGGCAGGGAGTTAGGCGGATAGTGCTTCAAAGCCCGACAGGGTGCCATGCTCCTGGCACATCGATTCTTATGTTTGATGGCAGCATTAAGCCAGTCGAGGAAATTAAGATCGGCGACAGAATTATGGGGCCAGATAGTTCCCCTCGATATGTTTTGTCTCTCCACCACGGCAAGGATGAGATGTTTAGAATCGTCCCGAATACTGGAGGGGCACCGTTTATAGTTAACGGAAATCACCTTTTATCGGTCGAGCAAACATCACTCCCAGATTCGGATTGGAGATCAATTTACAATAGTGAGTGGACTGTTGTCTCAGTTCTAGAGTGGCTGGCAGAGACTAAAGAATTTCGTCATCTGCACAAATTGCATAGAGCGAACGCGATAGAGTTCTCTAGCGACCGAGAGGCCAGAGAAATATTTGATCCGTATTTGCTCGGGTTGATTTTAGGAGATGGGAGCATTGTTAAGGGAAGCCCAAGCGTTTGCACCGATGATATCGAGGTAGTTGATGCGCTAGGTGAGATAGCAACCAAGTACGGGGTGTCTGCCAAACTAATAAAACAAGCCGCTAAGAGGACACCACAATATTCATTAACTGGGCCACGTGGGAGGTCAAACACAGTCATTGATATTTTGCGGTCCCTAAAGCTGTGGGGATGTAGAAGCGGGACAAAATTCATTCCGCATATTTTTAAGACAGCATCGCGGGATGATCGACTCGAATTGCTCGCAGGAATTTTGGACACCGATGGGTACCTTTCTGGGAAGGGGTTTGATTATATCTCAAAATCAAAAGACCTTGCTGATGATGTGGCATTTATCGCCAGATCACTAGGTTTTTGTGTTTCAGAATCTCAAAAGATTATCAGCAGCGGAGATTACGCAGGGAATATTTATTATCGGCTCAATGTGTGGGGCGATACAAATTTAATTCCAACTCGGATCGCTCGCAAAAAAGCGGACAAGAGACTGCAAATAAAATCACCATTACTGAGTGGGTTTGTCCTTGAAGCGGCAGGCGTTGGAGAATTTTTTGGGTTCGAGGTAGATGTTGACAATCTTTACCTCACTGCCGATTTTACGGTTCATCATAATAGCGGAAAAACCAAGATTGCGGCGCAAATTGTCGATGGCGCGCTGAGGAAAGGCAACCGTCTGGCGTTCGTCGTCAGTAGCATTTCACTGATTGACCAGACGCTAGAATCGTTTGCGAGCGAAGGTATCCGCGGCATGGGCGTGATTCAGGCAAATCATGAGGCTACAGATTGGGCCCAGCCGGTGCAGATATGCAGCATTCAAACGCTAAATAAGCGCGGCAAATTTCCAGCGGCCCAGGTCGTTGTCTATGACGAGTGTCATTCGCTCCACAAAACACACAAAGATTGGATCACTCATCCAGAATGGACGAATATACCGTTTATAGGATTGTCCGCTACACCGTGGGCAAGAGGACTTGGAAAGTATTTTGATTCATTGCTGGTTGTCGATACGACGCAGAACTTAATCGAAAAAGGTTTGCTATCCAAGTTCAAGGTTTTTGCTACCGGGCATCCTGACTTGACCGGAGTCAAAATCGTAGCTGGAGATTACCACGAGAAACAATTGTCGGATGCGATGCAGAAAGGATCATTAACGGCGGATATTGTGAAAACTTGGCAATTACGCTGGGGCAAAGACAAGACGCTGATATTTGGTGTCGATCGGGCTCATGCCAAGTCGTTGCAGGAACGGTTTACGGAGAGTGGAATTAGTTGTGCTTATCAGGACGCTCTAACCACTACGCTGGAGCGGGCCGAGATAAAGCGGCAGTTTCACAACGGCGAAGTTAGGGCGATCTCAAATGTCGGCACATTGACGGTAGGGGTTGATTATGATGTGCGCTGCTTGATTTTGGCGAGGCCGACACGTTCTGAAATACTCTACACGCAAATCGTCGGCCGGGCGCTCCGTACTGCTCCTGAGAAAGACTATGCGATTATTTTGGATCATTCCGATACTACGCAAAATCTTGGTTTAGTCACCGACATTCATCATGAGCATCTCTCCGGTGGTAAATCTCCGGAGGTCGAGCGGAAGTACAAAAAGCCTTTGCCTAAGCCTTGCCCGAAATGCGCGTGTGTTCTGCCTCGCGTTGCCGGCGTATGCCCGAATTGCGGCGAGGAGATAAAGCCCCACGTTTCTGGGCTGGTTGAGATCGATGGCGAGCTTGTCGAGATCACCGCGGCTGGCTATCGCGCGGATAAGAAGTCGAGGACGAATAGGTATACCGCGACGATAGAAGAGAAAGCAAAGTTTCTCGCTGGTTTGAAATATATCGGGATCGAGCGAGGCTACAAAAGCGGATGGTCGGCAAATCAATACCGGATGAAGTTTCAAGTATGGCCAGATCACAGCATTCAAGAAATTCCGCCTTCGCCGCCAACGATGGAGGTTAAAATGTGGGTGCGCTCATCACAAATAAGATGGGCGATATCGAAGAAGAAAGACCATCATCAATCGGCTAGTTGATGATGGAGCATAAAACTATCTTGATGCAGACAGAGCCGCGTTTCGTGCATCAGCCGGGGTGCTGTTGTTGGTCGTGCATCCGAGAATTACAGCGATGGATCACGGCGACAAACTATGATCGAGAATCACGCAGAGAGGCAGAAAATAAATGGAGGGCTAAGAGGATGACATTCACGATATTGCAACAGATTGAAGAAGCCGAACGAGAAATAAAAATGCGGGTAAACGTCTATCCACGATGGGTTGGAAGTGGGAAGATGAAACAGGACGAAGCCGATCTGCACTTAGCACGGATGAAATCGATCCTGAAAACATTGGTATGGTTACGCGATAACAAAGACACGATTAAAGAAAAGTTAACGAGTTCAAAAACATTGGATGAGGTAGCACCATGAGATTTGACAACCTCGCTCCGCTTGCTCCTTCCGATCGAATGCTCGGGCTCGCACTCATGCAATTTGTCAGGATGATTGACGAAGGAGTTGCGGTAATTCCTCCTCCGCGTGGCTGGCCGGTTGTGCCTCTCCTGCATGTGCCAATGCACGCCAATGCATATCCGTCCTCTACCGAAAAGCAGGCGCTGGATTCGCTCTGGCGTGCTGGCCGGCAATACGCCAAGGGCAATCTGACTGACGAGGAATTCGTTGAAATAGACCGGCGTTGCAATATGGTCTTGGCGCTTAAATCCGATCAAGATTAACCCAAGGGGATCAAAATGGACTATTGGCACGAAGATCAAAAAGCCGTTGTAAAAGAAAAATGGGAATCTGGCATTAGCGCAGGGACTATAGCTGCTGAGTTTTGCACAAGTCGCAGCGCCATTATTGGATTAGTTCATCGCAATCATTGGATCACGCCAAACACAATCGCAAATCGAACCGCAAATCAGAGAGAAAAGAAGGAAACGCGCCAAGTCCCTATCAACATTCAGCGAACCATGGACCGGCGCCACAGTCCGCAACCGCAGCCGCCGCTCGAGCGGGATCCGGCACCGACCGTCAATGACCTGGCGATTCCGATGAAACAACGCCGGACGTTGATGGAGCTCACGAGCAAAACCTGCCGGTTTCCTGTTGGGTATCCTGGCAGTGCTGATTTTTTCTTCTGCGGGGCCATTCCGCGCGATGACAGCCCGTATTGCACCGGGCATTATCGCCGATCAATCCAGCCGCCACGATAGGAGGCATGAACCCAATGGCTGAAAAAATGGTGAAGTATCGGGCCCTCGCCGGCGATCTATGCGATGCAATCCTGCTCGATGAATCCGATGGGCTGGCGCTGCTCGATATTACGTTCCCGAATAGCACCGAGGGCTTACGGCTATCGCGGATTCCGCTGGTGCTGGCCGATGACGGGCGCCGCGGCATTTGCTTTCGGGCTGGCGCTGCGTGATCGACGATCTTGACGAGATTCTTTCCCGCATAACTGGCGGCGCAATATCGTCCAAGGCGGCTGATCCTCCACCTGCCACAAGTGATGGCACAATGCGAGGTCGCTGCCCGAATTGCGGGAAGTTCGCAAATGCCAGAATTACGGCTGAGATAATCGAAGAGGCCGAGAAGGTTCCGCCTAAACCAGCCCCTAAGCTTGTGCCGTGGCAAAGACGTCGCCGTAGACGGTTGCCAACGGCCTAAGCCTCAGAAATCGTCCCAGGCGCGTTCTTTCGGCCTTTAGAATGTCGGGGTGCCACTTTCATCACAGGGACGCCCAACGCCCGCCCTAGGGCTTTTACGGCGGCATCCTTCTTGGATTGCCTGGGCTCTTTCCGGGTATTCTGCTGGAATCGCTGTTCGCGCTGGGCGCGGAGAGCAGCTTCCCGGGGGCCGATTGGCTTTGACATGGCCTATTTTGTCTCAGGGTGAAGCAATGCGGTCCGGTAACGCGATCTCAGCATTAGATCGGGGCACGGGCTGTCTATCTCGCTCATAAACTTACCCTCCGCGCTCTGCAAATATCCCGGCTCTCTGATGACGCGACGATGAGCTTCAACCGCTCGCCTGCGATCATCATCATAGCTCGCATTGTTGGGGGCTGAGCCACGCGCTACCGCGAGGATCATTAGGTGTTCATCGGCTCGTAACGGCATGGCTGACCTATTCCTTGGTGACGAGCATTATAGCCGCCACGGCCAAATATCCGGCAATGGTGATTATCAGCAGCATAGCAGCCCTCTATCGGTTGGTCGCGCAGGCATAACTAGGTGCCGTGCCATTCCACGGGCAGGAATGCTCCCGCTGGCTGGCAAAGGCTAGAATCGCGATCACTGTGGCGATCAGTGCGGTGCCGAGAAAGCGGGTGGCTGTGGTGTTTTTGAGCATGGCTGGCCCTTATCGTTTGAGTGCTTCATAGGCGATGGCGGAAGGGTCAGATGTCCCGTCATTAGCAATTAGTCCCAAGACGCACCGCAGATTCTCAATCTCGTCTGCGGCTTCCGCCATATCGGATATGGTTCTTTTGACGTCCAGATCAGCCGGTTTGCCGCGTGTTAATCCGCTGCCGTGGTAGGCAGGATTGCGGAGGCGTTCGACTAAAGTCATCGGCTTATCGGTCATTGGGTCATCAATCGTTGGTGCGGAGTGAGAAATCGGTCGGGCGGTGGCTTTCGACCGGCTTCGATGCGCGGTCAACGAGAACATAAGCCGCTGCGTGCATCCACTCGGCCAAAAGCTGCAATCGGCGTCCGGTGCTGGCCCGCATCCACTCGCGGCGATCCGGGATGTCGATATCGGCAGTATCGCAATCCTCAATGCCAAGGGCGCGCGCCAGCATGCGGCAGGCGTCCTGCGGCTCGGCAAGGAGCGCGGCGGTAAAGATTCGATTTTCGTTGGAAATTGTGGCGTTGGTCATTGTCGTGTTCTCCTGACGGGTTTTCCCGCAAACGGATAATGCGCTTTCTATCCCGGCTGTCAAGCGCCTTCATGCCTAGCCCAGGATAGCCGCCCATGTTGCCAGCGCGGCCACGAATAGGCCAAGTGCCACCATCCGCAATGTCTCGCCGGCGATGAACCGTGCGACACTTTGGCGGTAATGTTCTGGGCAAACATAGCGGCCATCGAGTCGGCATCCGCAGGGCAATTGTTGCATAGGGTTCTCCTTGGTTGGAGGCCCACAATCGCCGCGAAACCTTAATAAATCGTTAGTCGGCGGCCATTATGCGCGCCAAGGCGAGCTCGCGGTCTAGCCCGGCCATAATCGAAGGGGAGGCCATTCGTTCGAGGAAGGTTCGATGCGCTACAAGGGAATCGGCGTATTGGCCCAAGATGCAGCAGACTGTCTCCCGGCCGAGTGGTGTTAGGGCGCTGTGGGTTGGCGCCGAGACGTTGTGATTGCCCTTGGAATTGGTCCAAAATATCAGATCGTACCTCTTGAGAACGACCCGGCTTCCTTCCCGCGGACTGCTCCGGTCGATCTGGTTTGGCCCATTGGCGTGTTCGATTAAAAGGTCACGCTGCGAAACTTTCAAAATAGACGCTAATTGGGTTGGTCCGACTGCCATGGCTTTGTTCCTCTTTTTTGACGCCTTCGGTGCATAGTCGGGTTTTCCCGCTTGGAAGTCAAACGGGGTCGTGGTAGGGAGTCTGATCGAAAGGGGAGCCACCATGTCTGACCGTTATGTCATAATCGATACTGAGGGCACCGGCCTGTTTTCCTACAAGGATGCAGCCGACGCGCCAGGCCAGCCTCGGGTAGCCAGCGTGGCTATGATTTTCCTCGATAGCGAGATGGGCGTCAAAGAGGAATTCTTCACGCTCATCAAACCGGAAGGCTGGACCTTCGACGACAACTCGGACGCTGCGAAGATCAACGGTCTTACGCAGGCAAAGCTTGACTCGGAAGGTGTGCCGATTAGCTCGGTGCTCGCGCGCTATACCGATGCGGTGAAGGCGGGTTATGTCATGGTAGCTCACAACGCACAGCACGATTTGAAACACATGCGGGCCGAGCTTCGCCGGGCTCAAATGGATGATATGTTTATGGTCACTCGCAACATTTGCACCATGCGCGCCATGACCGATGTCTGTCAGTTGATGCCGGCGAACGGTCGTGCCGGTTTCAAATTCCCAAAGCTGGCCGAGGCATTGGCATATATCGGCGTTCCGGTTGCGGACGAAGGGGCTCACACTGCAATGGGCGATGCGCGCGGTGCCTTGGAAATCACGCGCTGGCTGGCCAAGAATCAGATGTTGCCTATGGCCGGCGTGCATTTGGCGAAGAAGAAGCCCGATCTGGTGCCGACGCCTCGGCGGTCGAGTGGTAAGCCGAAGCCTGCGGCAGCCGGGGATGAAATCCCAGCATGACCACCTTCCACGCCATCATCGCGTTTCTCGACATGCCGCTGGCAATGTTCGCAATCCTTGTCGAGATGGTGGCGCGGGCTCCGGAGTTGCCTTGGCATGACTGACGATCCCAAGGTTTTGACCGAGAACGGCCACCGGATTCTCTCGCGCGGTGGTGCTGACGGCGTATCTGACGATGATCTGCTGGTACTGGAAATTCTCAAACGTGCGCCTGGAATGAACAATGCGGATTTAGAAACTTGCTTTGTCAATATCCGGATGGAGTATGGTGAGGATTCGATGAAGGCGATAAAGTCGGGCCACGTGAAATTCGAGAAAAGGAAACCGCAATAATGGGCCTCGCAGGAGACGAAAGAAACCTCGCCGCAAATGGGAGAGGATGTTTGGGCAAAGCGCCCGCCGATGAGCCGGTATTCATTCTCCGAGCACAGGACGCGCTCGCTGCCGACTGCGTTGAGCAATGGGCTATCCATGCTCGCGCTGCTGGCTGTCCGGTTGACAAGGTGAGGGAAGCCTTCGAATTGGTCGATGAAATGCGGCGATGGCCAAAGCGCAAGATGCCTGATTAAATCGAAACAGTTACGGCAAGGCCAATCCACGTCGGGTATCATGGGATTCGATGGACGCAAACCAAAGGCAGCATGTAACGAGGGTCCTTGCCCGCTCGAAAGGGCGCCATCTACAACCCCTCCAATGTTGTCGTGCCCATGAACTGTTGGAAGGATTGATTACGTTATGAGCCGATCGACTAGATCCGCACGTCGCCATCCGCCGAAAGAGCATCCGATCCAGACCAAGAAAGGTCGCAAGTGGGCGATTGCTGACGTTGAGGCTGCAAAGCGTGTGCTCGGCGGACTGGGTGCTTTGATGGCCACATGGGCTGAATGCGCTACTGCGCTGGGTATTTCGGAGGCTACGCTGTCTCGCATATTCAAACGATGGCCCGATGCAAAAGAGGCTTACGAGGACGGCAAGAACGGCGGCAAGATCAGTCTGCGCCGGACGCAATTCAAACTGGCCGACCGCAACGCCACGATGGCGATATTCCTCGGCATGAATTATCTCGAACAAAAGGACATGCGGAATTTCAATCATTCCGGCGACGTGAAGCATTCGCACGAGCATACGGTTATCGGCATGATGCTGAAGGAGATCGATGAGGAAGCGCGTGAGATGCCGATGATTGAGCATCAGCCGAACAGGGAGGATGCGGCGTGAGTGAAGCCACAATCCACGCGATCGATCTTCCTCTGAGCGACGCAAATATTGCGCGTGACTATTCGATCCGCATGCGCGCGGTACAGCCTTTCAAAATTCACGCCGAAGGGTGGGCGCTCATCATTGCCGCCGTGGCAATAATTACTCTTGCTGTCTACCTTTTTGTTCACGGCCTCTGAGACCTGATCGCATAGGAGACGCGCGTGACCGAACGTGATCGCTTCAAAACATTGAATGGCAAATATAGCTCGCTCTGCCATTCGTGCGGTCGCATCGTCTATAATCTGTGGGTCACTGACGAAGCGCCGCCACTTGGATGCAGCGAAGGGCACGATGCAGAGATATGGAAATGCGGAACGGTCTACACCGCGCTGGTCGCCGTGGTGATTGGTATCGACCATTTTAACCGCGCTCCCGATGAGCGGCAGAAAGCATTGCTCAAATTGCTTGGAGAGAAACGAGTTGCCAAAATGATGGCTCACATTCGATCCGGTAAAGAGCCGCCGCATCACAAGCCGAAAGAACCCTCCTACGAGGCGCGGTTCGCATGAAAACGCCGAAGGCTCTAGACGCGATGGTGAAAGTTGTTTTGGCCTATCGGCCGCCAGCAAAGACCGCGCAAGCGAAGCGACGGAAGCGCCGCGCGAAAAAGGTACGTGATGAGGTACGGTAGCGTTTGCAGCGGGATCGAAGCGGCCAGCGTGGCGTGGCACGGCTTGGGCTGGCGGCCTAGTTTCCTGTCGGAGATCGAAGCGTTCCCGTGCGCCGTTCTCAAACACCATTGGCGCGACGCGCCGTTGCATGGCGATTTCACCACGATCAAAGAGGGCGAATATGACCCAATCGACATTCTCGTGGGCGGAACCCCATGCCAAGATTTCAGCGTCGCCGGACTCAGAGCGGGAATGGCTGGCGACCGTGGCAACCTCACCCTTCAATTCCTTACGCTTGCTTGCCGACTGCGGCCCGAGTGGCTGGTTTGGGAGAACGTCCCCGGCGTCTTGTCGAGCAACGAAGGAAGGGACTTTGGTTCCTTCCTCGGGGGCCTGGGCGAACTCGGGTATGGGTGGGCCTATCGAACCCTTGACGCTCAGTTCTTTGGAGTTCCACAGCGGCGCCGCCGCGTGTTCGTTATCGGACATCTTGGAGACTGGCGACGTGCCGCGGCGGTACTTTTTGAGCGCCACAGCTTGCAAGGGCATCCTACGCCGCGCCGGCAAAAGGGGAAAGGAATTGCCCCCACAATTAGCAGCCGCCCTACAGGCGGCGGCGGACTTGGCACCGACTTTGATCTCGACGGCGGATTGATTACTGGTTCGCTCAATACGAGCATCGCGCGGGGGACGGGGCAGGGAAACGAAACCGATTTTTTGATCGCTAATTCCCTGACGACAAAGGCTGGCGGACGCGAGCGCGATGCAGGCAGTCAGGGTCATATCGTTGCCACTCCTTCGACCGGCGACGTATCGCATTGCCTCAACGGGGGGGGGCATGGGCCGACAAGATTACGAGACGGAAACTCTCATATCCCACGCGCTCACGGGAGGTGGCTTTGACGCCTCTGAGGACGGCACTGGGCGCGGCACGCCGATTATTTCCTTCCAAACGCGCGGATCGAATATCGATACAGGCGACGTGCCTGGAACCATCGGCAGCAATGCTGATCGAGCGAGCGGAAGCGCGCCGATGATCGCTTTTCAATCCAAGCAATCCGCGAGCGCGCAAAGCCCAAGTTTTGATGACGTTTCTCCTACGCTCGATGTTGCTAAATCTGGCGGCATGGCTGTTGCCGTTGCGCTTCGCGGGCGGGAAGGCGGTGCAACGGCCGAACTCAGCGAGATACCAAGCGCCTTGCGCGCTTCGCAGGGCGGCGGGGATAAGCCATACGCGCTGACAAGCGCCGTCCGCCGCCTCACTCCCCGCGAATGTGAGCGCCTGCAAGGCTTCCCCGACGATTACACGCTTGTCCCGTATCGGGGTAAATCCGCCGCCGATGGCCCCCGCTACAAGGCACTCGGCAACAGCATGGCCGTTCCGGTCATGCGATGGCTTGGGGAAAGGATCAAACTTGTTCATGGGCAATTTCAATGACTTGCAGGACCACGGGAGTCAAGCGTATAATTCCCTATCAAATCGACGGGGTGACACCCATCGAGGATGTAATAGCAAGTCTTGTCGCTATAAAATTACTTATCGAAGAAGGTGGTTACAACCTGCCGCATTTTGTGCGCGGGCTTCAGGTCGAAAAAGTCCAAGTCAATATGACTCGACTCTCACAAGAGAGTCACCTGAAAGAGTTATTGCTCGTTGGTATGTTTCTGGCTTTTCAAAAGAACCTCGAAACCGAGGTTCCAGCTATGTTTGAAAAGATTACCGGAACGCATGTTCCAGATGAGTTCAAGACCATTCTCACGCTGTCCGTTTTGATAGTGATTTTTTATGGAGTGGCATACGTGAAAGATTTGATGACGGCTGTTTCTACTAATTCAAAGGTTAAAGGCCAACTAGACAACCTGATAGAAGATTTGGCGTCGAGAACTGGAAGAACCGTAGATGAGGTTAGGGCCTTCCTTGATGCTAGGTACAAACCAAAAGGCCGCATAAAAACTCTCGCCGCAGCCGCGTATGGATTTTTTAAGCCGAGCAAAACTCAACTCAATGCGCCAATACGGGTAAATGAGAGAATGATAGCGTCGGAAACTGTCGCTGACGTTCCACAAGATTATTCCTACGAAGAAATTATGGACGCCGAAACGGCTACAGCGTTTCAGGGCGTTGAACTTGAACTTCACGCTCAAGATAAAGATCGTGAAGCCAGTGGATGGGCCGCAATTCCGAAAGGACTCTCGGACAAAAGAATAAAAATGCGACTGCTTGACGGCGTTACGCCTGGACAGCTTTGGGGTAAAAACCATGTGCGTGGTGACATTATCATTAAATATAAGCGAACCGGCACCGATATAACGCCAATCGAAATTCATCTTATGCGCGTCCATGATTAGTTTGTAGTCTCCCATTCTTCTAGCATTTCAACTACATCACCAATCTCCCAAAGCTTAGCCGAAGCGGCGCTGCGCTGACCTAGTTCGCCCGTTTGATGTGCAGATAGGGGTTGCCGGGCGGGGGAGACTCACCCAAGGTGGTGCGCATGGTGACGCTCCACCTTGTCCCAAAAGACATCATGACGACTTACGATTGGCCTTTCCCAGCCAAGGGGCAACTCTGATGGCTAAACCGAAGATCACACGCGATGGAAAGACCTACTACACGGTCGGTGCTACCGCCAAACTTCTCCGAACTAATACCATGAAGATAAAGCAGCTAATGGGCGATGGTAGTTTGGACTGGTCGAATTTGCGCACGAATGGTCCGTTGTATATCAGCGAAGCAAGTGTTTTATCTTACCAACGGAAGCAGGTGGAGATTAAGCGCGCACAATTCGAGCGGCCATGACGGGGGGTCGATGAACGCGCTCTACTACGGCGACAATCTCGCGGTGCTGCGTGAGAGCATCGCGGACGAAAGCGTTGATTTGGTCTATCTCGATCCGCCTTTTAATTCGAGTGCTACCTACAACGTACTTTTCAAAGCGCCATCGGGAGAAGGTTCACAAGCGCAGATCGAGGCATTCGAGGATACTTGGCACTGGAACGAGTCTGCCGAGCGCGCCTTTGATGAAGTTATAACCGGGCCACATTCCGACGCCTCGATCATGCTCAAGGCTATGCGCTCGGCGCTCGGCGAAAATGACATGATGGCGTATCTCGCCATGATGGCCGTCCGGCTGATTGAATTGCATCGCGTGTTGAAGCCGACAGGCTCACTTTACCTGCACTGTGACCCGACAGCGAGCCATTACCTCAAAACTTTACTCGATAGCATATTTGACCCCATCAACTTTCGGAATGAAATTGTATGGAAGCGTCGTTACGGAAGTTTCAGTACCGTCCATGAGTCGCGCAAATTCGGCGCGGTGACAGATAGCATCCTCTTTTATGTCAAGAGCGATAATGCCGGATTTCATCCTCAGTACAGTTTTGCCGATCCAGAATATTTGGCTTACGTCGAAAGAACATTCAAACATTTCGACGAACAAGGGCGGCGTTATAGAATTGCAGACCTTGCAAATCCAGCCCCGCGACCAAATCTGATGTACGAATATAAGGGCTATAAGCCGCCAGCGAATGGGTGGGCCATTTCCTTAGAGAAAATGAAACAATGGGACAAGGAAGGGCGGCTACATTTTCCCAAAAGCAAGACCGGACGTATTCAGCGACGGCGTTTTTTCGATGAACTTAAAGGCAAGCCCGTTCAAAGTCTTTGGGATGATATTGACATGCTTTCGTCTCAAGATCAGGAGCGGCTTGGGTATCCAACTCAGAAACCACTCGCACTTTTAGAACGTATCGTCGCCGCGTCATCGAATGAGGGCGACGTTGTACTTGATCCGTTTTGCGGTTGCGGAACTACGATCCATGCAGCGCAAAAACTCAATCGCCATTGGATCGGCATTGACGTAACGCACCTTGCGATTGCTCTAGTAGAGCGCCGACTTAAAGAAGCCTTCCCCGGTATCACATATGAAGTGCATGGCGTTCCGAAAGACGTTGCTGGCGCTCGCAATCTTGCAGAGCGTGACAAGCATGAATTTCAAAAGTGGATCACCGCGACCATCGGCGCGCAACCCTACAAGGGCGGCAAGAAAGGAATGGATCGCGGCATTGATGGCTATCTGCATTTCCGCGACGCCGATAACAAACCGCAGTTCGCCATCGTCTCAGTGAAGGGCGGCGAGAATATCACGTCTGGAATGGTGCGCGATCTTAAGGGCACGATGAACCGCGAGAAAGCTGCGCTTGGCCTATTCCTGACCCTTAATGAGCCGACACGCGAAATGGCGAAGGAAGCGAGCGCGGCGGGCTTCTATGAAACCGGCGGCAAGAAATTTCCGCGCTTGCAAATTCTCACAGCGGCGCAAATTCTCGACAACCGACGCCCTCAAGTTCCGTTCGGGTTCACCGAAGGGTTTAAAAAAGCGGAGCGCGAAAAGTCAGGCGGACAGGGCGAATTGCTTTAAGTGTGGCCGCTGCGGCTCTACTTCGCGACCTGATCCGAAAGTCGATAGGGAAATAAAAACGGATGGCCGGGGCACCCGCTCCGGCCATTTTCTTTACCCGCATCAACGCGATGGCTTATCAGGCCACGGTCAAAAACACGTTGCCTCAGACCCCGGTTGATAAAATCGCTTTTCTGTTCTAGACCATCATCGCTCGCGACCATAGCGGCCAGCCATAAAGCGCACCGCTTTCCCGCGACAAGTCCCCAACGCCAGAACTGAAACTGCGGCCCGGCGCGTGCTGATAAGGCACGCGGAAGTCATGCGCCGTCCAAGCGCCGGGCCGGTCCCCCATAACGAAGGTGAAATCCGAATGAGCGCCATCGCGTATTCAATTCCACAGGTTGGAAAACAGTTCACGCCCGCGCTGAGCCTGAGGCTTGTCAGACTCCTTATAGCGCAAGGCATCTTTCGACCGATCACTCTTGGGCGCAGGAAATATATTTTGCACGACGAGATAGTAGAGGCGCTACGCGCCATCGGCAGCGAAACAAAATAAAGGGGAGTCCCATGGATGAAGGTCTAGAGGCTGTACTCGCCGCGCAAAGGCTCAGTGACGCGGTGTACGATTTGTTTTTGAATGAGCTTGGATCGACCATGGAACAGGCTGAGGCAGCGGCTTGTAACCGCGCCGTGATGAAAAACTTTTCAACGTCGCCCGGTGGTGCCGTGCTGAAATTCCAAGACAAGGCCATCATGCGCCACGATCAAGGCGCGCCGGTCAAAGCATTCCTGAAAGCGACTCGATTGGACTTCTTGCTTCCCGCCGAAGTAGCGGACCCGGTTAAGTCGCTCGCGATACCGCAGGACATTCTAGCGGCGGCAAAGGCAAATAACCTCACGGCCAAGGCCCAACTCTTTACGCTTGTACACGGCAGCAAGCCGAAGTCGGCAGAGGCTTCGACTTTGGCGACGGTCAACGCATTGATCGCGGGCACCGCGCTAACGGAACCTGTACTCGACAATCAACTGACACCTGAGGACCAAGCCCGCGCACGTCGATCCGCCGCGACCACGGCGCACGATAGCGCCGCTAATCCTTGGGGTGCGACAGCGTGGTCGATTACGAAACAGGGCGAAGTTTTGAGAATGCTGCAAAAAGCTCACGGCGAGGCAGAGGGATTGAAGCGCGCAGAACAGATTGCGGCTGCGGCAAATAGCCGAATTGGGGCCACGCGTCCCGCAAAGGTGACGGCATGAAATACCGACAGGGCCATGATGCTCCCGAACGCGTCAAGATCAAGCCGAACGTGAAACCCGGCACACTGCCGCCATCGCGCATTCCAATTTATGCAGGCACCGTTCGCAAGGGCCATGTCGGCTATCTCGCAAGCGAAGCACTTGTCGCCGGTCACTTCGGCGTGCGCAACCCTAAACTGGTCAAGATTGACGGGAAGCCCGCATGGCGGGGCGAGTCCGGCGCGTTCAATCAACGTCGCGCGGCAATCAAATTGCAGCAACAGCGCACCATAGCCAAAGGCTCTGTCACGAAGTCCCCAACGAAACCGGCTCTTGCAAGACGCCCTGAGCGCGGCGGTTGACATAAAGGGGAAAACCAATGAGCGACAAATTGAAAACACACCCGGGCATCGGCCACGCGCATCCGCTCGCCGAAGCCGCAACTAATATTGCCGGTCAGATCGACCATACCAACGTCAAGGTCAATCTCGGCAAGCCGCCGCTTCCGAAAAAGGCTTTCACTACCGCGCCTGGACACCCGGAACGCCTATTTGATTTCTCCGCTTAAATACCAAATAGTGCACCGATGTCAGGCAAGCCAGGAACGACGGGGGGGCCACGTCCGGGTTCGGGACGCCCGCCGGGAGCTAAGAACCGGGCGACGCTCGAACGCGAAGCCGAAGCCGCGCGCGCGATGGCAGCTGCGGCGGCGCTCGAAGACCCGAAGGTTCAAGAGGCCATCGCCGCCGTCTCTGACCCAGAGATTGTCGCGCAGGCTCAGGCCGCTGGGCGCCGAACCGGCAAGTCGATCCTGGACGACTTCGCGAACGTATTTGCCGAGATTGCCGCGTATTACCAGCCGCGCCCGGACGGCACGAACGCGAACGCCGACGAGAAGAAGTTTCTGGCCTATTCCGGGATGGCGATTATCGCGGCCGACAAGGTTTCGCAGTATCAAACACCGAAGCTTTCGGCGGTCATGGTCGGGATGGCGCAAGTCCGGACTATCCAGGTCGACGGCGGGCTGCCTAGCCCGGTCCGCCCGTCCCCGCCGATGATCGAAGCCAAGCCCGACCCGCAAGCCCAGGGCGCGCCCGAGAAGCCCGCCGCGGGGGGTCCGGCGCCAGTTCCCGTGCCGTTCTCCGAGGCGGCGGAATGAACGCCGAGTTCGCGTCTCCCGTCGACGACCAGGGCGTCCTGCGGATCAGGCTCCCGACGCTCCACCCGGACCAGGTCAACGCGTTCTGGGCGGCCCAGGACCGCCGGTTCTTCGCGCTCCGCTGCGGGCGGCGCTGGGGCAAGACCGACTTCGACATAACGCTCGGCTGCGACGAAGCGATCAAGGGCGGCGAGGTCGGATGGTTCGCGCCCGAGAACAAGCGCCTGATCGAGGCCTACAACCAGATCGTCGAGCTGCTAGAACCGGTCAAGAAGTCGTCGTCGAAGACGGAAGGCATCATCCGGACGATCACCGGGGGCCGAATAGACTTCTGGTCGCTCGAGGACGAGGACGCGGGGCGGTCGCGCAAGTACCGCCTTGTGATCATCGACGAGGGGGCGTTCACGAAGCCGACGATGGTCGACACCTGGAACAAGGCGATCAAGCCGACGCTGCTCGACTACGGCGGGCGGGCCATCGTGTCGTCGAACACGAACGGGATCGACGCCGACAACTTCCTCTACCAGATATGCCACGACCCGCTGCTCGGCTTCAGCCTGCCCGGGGAGCGGCCCCCGTTCGGCTTCCACGCGCCGAGCTACAACAACCCGCACGTTCCGAAGCGCGACAAGTTCGAGTCCGAAGAAGACTACGCGGTCCGGCGCGCGGCCGACTACGCGAAGCTGATCGCCGACACGCCGCCGCTGGTCTACCAGCAGGAATACCTCGCCGAGTTCGTCGACTGGTCGGGGGCGTCGTTCTTCACCCGGGATAGCTTGCTCGTGAACGGCCAGCCGGTCGAGTTCCCGGTTCGCTGCGAAGCGGTGTTCGCGGTCATCGACAGCGCGACCAAGACCGGGACGAAGAACGACGGGACCGGCGTCGTCTATTACGCGATGACGAGGGACGTCGTCAGGCCGCTCACGATCCTCGACTGGGACCTCCAGCAGATCGAGGGCGACCTGCTGATTACCTGGCTGCCGACGGTGTTCCAGAACCTCGAACACCTGGCGAAGGCCTGCCGCGCGCGCATGGGCTCGGTCGGCGCGCTGATCGAGGACAAGGCGTCCGGGATGATCCTGCTCCAACAGGCGATGCGGCGCGGTATGAAGGCGAGCGCGATCGACAGCAAGCTCACCAGCGTTGGCAAGGACGAGCGGGCGATTTCGGTTTCAGGCTACGTCTACCAGGGCAAGGTCAAGATCGCCCGGCTTGCCTACGAGAAGGTGAGCACTTACAAATCTACGTCCAGAAACCACCTTTTAGGGGAAGTCGTCGGCTTCCGGATCGGCGACAAATCGCCGGGCCGGCCCGACGACTTACTTTGACTGCTTCACTTATGGTATCGCTATAGCCCTGGGAAACAGCGAAGGCTTCTGATGCGAGCCGATTATTACGTCTACGTCCTTTTCCGCCCCGACGGGTCGCCCTGCTACGTCGGGAAGGGCAGCGGGCAGCGATGGCTTCATCACGAACGGAAGGGAAAGTGTTCGAACCACCGTCTTGCGGCGATCATCCGACGCGCTGGCGGCGAGCTGCCGAAGGTTAAGGTTCGGGAAGGGCTCACGAGCGCGGAGGCCTGCAAGGTCGAGGTCGCATTCATAGGCGCTATAGGTCGAGGTCGCGACGGACCCCTGGTCAACATGACGAACGGCGGGGAAGGTCTCGGCGGGATTCCGATGGCGGAAGATATAAAACGCAAAATCGCTAAATCGAACAGCGGTCGAAAGTTCACCGCTGAGCATCGGGAAAACATCAGCAGGGGGCGCAAAGAGATGTTCGCTAAACGGCGCGCGGCTGGTATACCGACCAAACTGTCGCCCGAGCATCGGGCAGCCATTGGTCGCGGGAACGTAGGTAAGACGATGTCGGTCGAATCGCGAACGAAGATGAGCGCGGCCAAGAAGGGGCGACCGTGCGGCCAAATCCAGCGCCAGCGGCTTGCCGAATACTCGCGAAATAAAACCCCAGCGCACCGTGCGAAACTTTCGGCTATGTGTCATGCTCGCAACACCGGCGTGGCGATCGCGCTGGGCAACGCAGAGGGGTTTTGACCATGTCGAACAACGGAAACGGGGTGAACCTCGACGCGCCGCCGGACAACGCGCCGTCGCAGCCGATCTCGCCGGAAGCCGCGACGAGCGCCATCGAGCAGCAGCTCGACCCCGTCGTGCGCCAGGTCGTCGGCACCGTGATCCGCGGCCTGCTGGTCTCGGCCCCCGGCGTCCCGCCCCACCTCCTGCTCAACAGCATCGCGCGGCAGACCGGTTCGCTGCTCGCGGGCGCGATAACGGCGGACCTCGCGACCGTCCTGAGCATGCGGAAGGGGTTCAAGGACGCGTTCGGGAACGGGGTGGCGCGGGAGAAGGTCACGCAGCCGCCCATCCCGAATGGGCCATCGATGACGGTCGTCCGCAAAGGCTGACTGATGCCGCGCGACGTCCGGGAAACCATCGACTTCCTGCGGCGCGAAGCCCACGTTGCCGGAAAGCCGGAACTCGCTAGGATGTTCACCGCGTCGCTGCTCCGCATCGACGAAGAGGCCGAAGCCGCCAGGCGCCCGCCGAAGAAGGACGAGAAGGCATGAGCGTCGCCGGCGTCAACATCAACGGGTCGCTCCTCGGCAGCTCGCTCCAGGAGATGCTCGTCGCCCAGGAGATCCAGCCGGGCGACCAGCCGTCCTACCAGCTCTGCAAAACGATCTACATGTACCACCCTCTCGGCTCGAAGATGGCCGAGTCGCCCATCGCGATGGCGCAGAGCCAGAAGCGAAACATCAGCGTCCCGAACTCGCCAGAAGACCGCGTGCGCGCCGCGTTCACGGAGCAGCACGAGAAAGACGGCATCGACGACCGAATCATGAACGTGATGGCGCTGTCCCGGGTCTACGGCATCGCGTCGATCGCCGCGCTCGCCGCCGGCGTCTCCCCGAACGTCCCGCTCGATTCGAAGAAGCTCTGGGAGTACGACCTCGCCTGGAACGTGCTCGACCCGCTCAACACCGCCGGGTCGCTGGTTCTAAGCCAGGACGCGAACGCGCTCGACTTCCAGAAGGTGACCGCGATTTCGGTCAGCGGCGTTCCCTACCATCGGTCCCGCACCATCACGGTCATGAACGAGCGGCCGATCTACATCGGCTACACGTCCTCGGCGTTCGGCTACGTGGGGCGGTCGGTCTACCAGCGCGCGCTGTTCCCGCTCAAATCGTTCGTCCAGACGATGGTGACCGACGACATGGTGTCGCGGAAAGCGGGCGTCCTGATCGCCAAGCTCAAGCAGCCCGGGTCGATCATTGACAACCTGATGCAGACGATGGCGGGCATCAAGCGGGCGCTTCTTCGGGAGGCGGCGACGAACAACGTGATCTCGGTCTCCACCGACGAAGACATCGAGACGCTCAACATGCAGAACCTCGACGGCGCCTACAGCCTGGCGCGGAAGAACATCCTGGAGAACATCGCGGTCGCGGCCGACATGCCGGCGAAGCTGCTCAACAGCGAGACGTTCGCGGAGGGGTTCGGCGAGGGCACCGAGGACGCGAAGAACGTCGCGCGGTTCGTCGACCGAATCCGGGAGCAGATGGACCCGCTCTACCGGTTCTTCGACCGCTTCACGATGCACCGCGCCTGGAACCCGGAGTTCTACAAGATCATCCAGGCCGAGTTCTCAGAATACAAAGGGGTGCCCTACGAGCGGGCGTTCTTCCAGTGGCAGAACTCGTTCGCCACCGAGTGGCCGTCGCTCCTGACCGAGCCGCCGTCGGAGAAGATCAAAGTCGACGACGTCAAGCTAAAGGCGATCATCGCGATGCTCGAAGTGCTGATGCCCGCGCTCGACCCGGACAACAAGGCGGCGGTCATCGCGTGGGCGCAGGACAACTTCAACGAGCTCAAGCTTCTGTTCCAGAACCCGCTGCTGCTCGACTTCGACGCGCTCGAAGCCTACGTCCCGCCGGCGCCGCCCGCTTCGCTGGAGGAGCCGAAGGAACCGAAGCCGTTCGCGGCCCAGGACGCGCAGCCGCGAATCAGCCGAGCGCGCCGGGCGATCGAGCGGCTCGACGCGGCCGAGAACGATTTGTTCGCCACCGTGGCGGCCAGGGAATCGAGGGCCAAGTCGGCCATGAACGGGCGCGCGGGGATGAACGGGAGGGCGCAATGAGCCATTATCCTGTGGATAAGACGGAACCGAGAGAAGCCGACGTCGTCAGCATCTTCGACTTCGAACCGCGCTGCCATCGGATAACGATCCGGCACGACGAGCTTGCCGACGTGATCCCGATCACCATTTCCCGCATCGATCTTCCGTCGGACGTGACCGAGAGGTAGCGCCGTGCCGACCGACGATTTCTATACGGTGCTGACCGCCGCGATAACCGATCTGGCGGAGTTTGGATTCGACAGCATCGAGCGTGTTTCCAAGTGGACGGCGGCGCTGCGAGCGGCGGCCGAACGGTCGATGATCTCCCCGATAGCGCTGGAGCAGATGCTCCGCGACGGGCTGGCCTCGATCTACAAGAAGATGGTCGACGAAGGCGACATCGTTCGGTTCAACCCCGGTGTCGCGCGTTTCACGCTGGAGCAGGTCAAGCCCAAGCTGCGGGCCGAGCTGGAGCGGAGGATCTTCGCGTCCGCCGACCTGATCAAGCTCAACCGCAAGCAGTCGATCGACGACACGATCCAGAGGTTTCAGGGTTGGGCGACGTCGGTCCCGCAGGGCGGTTCGGACGTGACCCGAAAGCAGGACACGAAGGACTCGGTCCGCAAGTCGCTCGCGTCGCTGCCGTTCGAGGAGCGGCGCGTGATCATCGACCAGGGCCACAAGCTGGTGTCCTCGCTCAACGACATCCTGGCGACGGACGGCGGGGCCATTGCGGCGGTCTGGCGCCACCACCACGTCACCTACCCACGCCCTGAGCACGTCAAGCGGGACGGCGATGTGTTCCTGATTCGGGGGAGTTGGGCGCACAAGCGCGGGTTCGTGAAGCCGGGAAAGCCGGGCTACACCGATCAGATCGAGAAGCCAGGAGAAAAAATCTTCTGCCGATGCACATACACGTATTATTTCGGACTTAGAGAATTGCCGCCGAACATGCTAACGAAGAAGGGCGCGGCCGACCTCGAACGGGTGCGCAAGGAGATCGCGGCGTGAAAGAGCTACGCTTCAGCGACCGGGACCTGCAGAGGCTCGTGGCGACGGGCCTCAAGGACGCGCTGCGCCGCGCGGGGTTCAAGATTGGGGAGAACGGCGACGGGCACGCGTGCGTTATGCTTCCGGTCAACATCGGGCTGACCGGGATTTCCCAGGTGACGCACTTCGAAGATGGTTCCTGGATGTTCGAGCAGGAAGAGTCCGAGCAGATTCACGACCGCATGGCCGACGCGGGGGTCGCGCACTTCGAGGCCATGCGCGCGGCCGCGATCAAAAACGCAGGAGGCTGACATGCCCGTAGTTAAAAACCATACTATCGACGGGGCGACATTCCAGAGATTAGTCGGTGGAGCTTTGCGCCAAGAAATTCTTAATGCTGGATTTGAACAAGTATCGTCTGGATCAGAGAAACAGCTTGTCGTAATAATCGATGTACCGTTTCACAACTTAACGATGATAAAAAATAAAGACGGTTCAATTACATTCAAAACGGAATCGACTGATGCCGCTTGAAGGAGGGTCGAGCCGCGCAGCCATCTCCGCGAACATCGCGACGGAACGCAATGCTGGAAAGCCAGAGAAACAATCGGTCGCGATCGCGTATTCGAAGGCGCGCGGGGACGCCGCCGTCGCGTCGCTTGATCCTGTTCGCCTTGACGCGATCTGTGCCGGCATGACAAAGCTGCAGGGGCGTTTCGACGCTTACTGCGCGCGGCAGGATTCGAACACTTCGAACCCGCTGACCACCGCGACGAGGGTCGCCGCGCAGCAGGTGTCCGGGAAAGACGTTCCACTTATGGAATACGCGCTGTCGCGGAAACCGCCCGGATGATCAAAGCCGCAGGCATCCTTTTCATCACGCCGTCGCGCACCGCGCTGTTCCTAAAGCGCGGGCCGGGGTCCGACTGCCCGGGCTGCTGGTGCTTCCCCGGCGGCACCCAGGAAGGCGACGAGACGGCCGAGCAGACCGCCGTTCGAGAAACCAAGGAAGAAATCGGGTTCCTGCCAGAGGGCGAGCGTCGCGTTCACACCAGGCAGAAAACGGGTCCCGCGCTGGTAGCTACCCAGCCCGCCAGCGCGGCCGGCCCCGGCGCGGCGGCGGTCCCTGTTCCGCTTGCCGCGCCGATGCCGGTCGACGTCGACTTCACGACGTTCGTCCAGAAGGTGCCCGGGGAGTTTTCCCCAGAGGTCAACGAGGACGAGCACGTCGGCTACGCCTGGGCGCCGGTCGGTTCACCGCCCGAACCCCTTCATCCCGGCTGCCAGGTCGCGCTCGACCGCCTGTCGATGCACGAGCTCGGGGTCGCGACCGCCATCGCGGTTGGCCGGCTGACGTCGCCCCAACGCTACGAGAATATGTGGCTTTTCGCGTTGCGGATCACCGGCACCGACACGGCGTACCGGCGCAAGCGCGACGAGTTCGTCTACCGGCCGCCGGAGCATTACTTGACCGACGAGTTCCTCGCGCGGTGCAACGGGCTGACGGTCACGTACTTGCACCCCCCGAAGTCGCTGCTCAATTCCGAAGAGTTCGCGGAAAGAGTTGTAGGGAGCGTTCTCTTGCCGTACATTGACGGCGACGAGGTTTGGGGTATAGCCAAGATTTACGACGACCACGTCGCCGCGCTGATGGAGGAGAAGACGCTTTCGACCTCCCCGGCCGTGTTCTTCGGTGAACCGGGCGTCAACAAAAAGATGACGCTCGAAAATGGTTCGACGTTGTTGATCGAGGGTAAGCCTAGCCTGCTCGACCACCTCGCCATCTGCGAGCAGGGCGTCTGGGACAAAGGCGGGGAGCCATCCGGAGTTCGTTCCGAAACACGAGAGGACGCTGACATGCCGAAGACCGCGGAAGAGATGAAGGCCGACGAAGAAGCCGAAACCAAGAAAAAGGCTGATGCCGAAGAAGAGGCCAAGAAGAAGGCCGACGCCGAGGCCGAAGAGAAGAAAAAGGCCGACGCCGACGCTGGCCAGAAGCTCGACCAGGTCCTGACCCATCTCGACTCGATGGGCAAGCGCATGGACGCGATGGAAGGCAAAGACAAAGCCCGCGACGACGCCGAAGCCAAGATGAAGGCCGACGCCGAAGAAGAGGCGCGCAAGGCGGGCGACCCGAAGCAGGTCGCGGCCGACAAGGCGAAGAAAGACGCCGACGAGAAAGAGGCCGAGGAAAAGTCCAAGAAGGACGCCGAAGACAAGGCGAAGGCCGACGCGGAGGAAAAGACCGCCCTCCGCAGCCGCATCGACGAGGTCGCTTCGATGATCCCGAAGCACCCCGGCGACAAGGACTACGACGCCCTGATCGACGCGCAGGCGAAGGCCGACTCGGTCTACGGCGAGTTCGGCAAGAGCGCGCCGCACCCGGTCCGCGGCGAGACCGCCCCGCTTTACCGCAGGCGCGTCCTTCGCGACCTCAAGGTCTACAGCCCGGCCTGGAAGGACGTCGACCTCAACGCGATCGCGGACGACAACGCGCTGGTGCCCATCGAGGCGCAAATCTTCGCCGACTCGACCACGGCGGCGCGCAACCCGGTCGACATCGAGCCCGGCATCCTGATCCCGCGCACGCGCAAGGACCCGGTCACTGGGCAGGTCATCACCACGTTCGTGGGGAAGGACTCGTTCTTCCATACGTTCAACCGAGCGCCGCGCTACGTCACGCGGTTCAACACGGGCAACGACAAGCGGGCTTAACCGCCAGGCGTCACCCCACGGCCCACGGCCACATCTAGCTAGGAAAGTTCGAACCCCATGACTGGCATCACGATCAACCCGGCCCTGACGCAGAACGCCCTCGGGTCGTTCAACGTCGAGACGACTGGCTACATTCAGGGCCAGGCGCTCGACCAGCCGTCGATCCGCAACTCGCTCGCTGGCGGCATCCTCGGCCCGAACGAGACGCTCCCGATGTGGGGCGGCGTCGGCATCTCGGAAGCCGTCCCGTCCGGCATCGCGTCCGGCACCATCCCGCAGACCGGCAGCGCTTCGGCGCTCGGCGGGTTTATCACCCGGGCGCTCACGCTCACGGCCGGTGCCGGCTGCCTCACGGGGTTCTCGGTGTTCGACCAGAACCACTCGATGGTGAACTCGCCGGAAAGCCCGGTCCCGCTGTCGGCCCCGTCGATGCAGGTCAACTTCTACCGGCTCGGCTC